GGCCAGGCGGTCCGGGCGGCCCGTGTTCACCGTCGCGGCCAGGCGGTCCGGGCGGCCCGTGTTCGCCGTCGCAGCCAGGCGATCCGGGCGGCCCCGGCTCACCATCGCAGCGAGGCGGTCCTGGCGGCCCAGGTTGACCATCGACGCCGTCGCGTCCCGGTGTCCCCTTTTCGCCGTCGCGGCCAGGTGTGCCCGGAGTCCCCAGTTCGCCGTCTCGTCCGGGCGGTCCCGCCTCGCCTCGAGGACCGGGCTCGCCGTCCGCCCCGTCGCGCGGTCGCGGTAGCAGTGCCACATGGTGCAGCAAGCGGTCCGGCATCGCGCACGTCTCGGCGGTGACGAGCTGCGACAGGTTGCGCATCGCTTCCGCAGACTCGCAGATCGCGTCCTCGGAGCGTCGGCGCGTCTCGTCGAGCAGCTCGCGCATCTGCGCCAAGGCCTCGACCATGCGCTCGCCGAACTCGGTTTCGAGCTCGGCAAGGCGCGCGTGCATCTCCTCGCGCAGTCGGGCCAGGACCGGCGCGATCGCGCCAGCGAGCTCAGTGGTAGATACGCCGCTCCCGTCCATCGTCCGCGTTGCGTGGGGGCAGCATGATCTTGCGTTGCGCGTGGCGGTGCGCGAGCGCCGAGGCGGCGTAGCGGGTCCGCGGTCGTGGTCGCGCATCGCCAAAGACGGCATCCATCAGCAGCTCACCCAGATCGGGTGGGGACGGCGGCGAGCTCGGCGGCGGCAATTCGCGGCGCGACGGTTCCGGCGCCTGGCCCGGCATCATCGGCGGCGACGGATTGAGATCCGACCGCGCGGCGAGCATCGAGACCGGCACCATCTGCTGCTGCATAAAGATCTGATCGCCACCCGGTACCGGGTTTAGACCTTCGATGCGGCGCGCCTCGTCGGGCGTCCTCAGTCCGCCTTGTATTGAGCGGGCGAGCGCTTCGGTGCGCGCCTGAAACTCGCCGCGGAAGATCTGATCGGTGTCGAATTCGAGATATTCGCGGCGCGTGTCCATGCCAAAGAATTGCGACAGTCGCCATTCGAGCGCCTTCAGATGCGCCGACAGGCAGCCATTGACATAGACCCGGCTGAGCTGCTCGGAGGAGTTGTAAGAGACCTTTGAGAGATCGCCGAGCATGAACAGCGGCACGCGATAAACTCGCGCGACATCCTCGACGGAATAGCGCAGTTGGTCGATGAGTTGCGCGTCGACGGCAGTCATCGTCAACGTCTGCCACTGCAGGCCCTCCTCGAGGACCGCGACGTCCCCGGCACCCTCTGCCCCCGCATAAAATCGTTGCCAACGCTCCTTGATCTCCTCGGCTTTGCGGCGGTCGAGCGCGCGTGCCGTGTGCAATACCCCCGAGGGGCGCGCCATGCGGCTGAAAAAGCGGTCTGACTGCCGCAGGATCGAGAGCCCGATCGACGAGCTGACGGCGGCGGCGACGAGCGGCGACACGCCATAGAGCGGGTCGTTAAAGGTCAGCATCCGGTGGTGCATCATCTCGCGCGGCGGCACCATCAGCGTTGTGTCGATCTCGGCCAAAGGCTGCGCGCTGACCTGGTAGAAATACTCGGTCGCGGCGCGATAGATCTGCACATAGTCGGGAAAAATGCAGTGCAGCTCGTCGATCTGATAGCGCCGGTTGCGGTGTGGAAAGAGGTAGCCGTTGCCCCGGTACAATTGCGAGGTAACGAGCATTTTTATGAGATCGAAACCGGTCTGGTAGTCATTGGGCTTGTCGACGACGCTGACCGGCCACGAGTCGAGGACCTCGCTGCGCGCGACCCCATTGTCGCGCCAATGCCGCATCGGCAGTCGCGCGATATCCGACGAAATGATGTCGATCGACGCAAAGACGGCGGGAAAGGTCAGCGCCGCCCCGCCCACATTGGGAAAGTCGCGCCCGCGCTGAAACCAGTCGTCGGGCCAGACCAGCCGCAGATTGGTGACCGAGCCGAATTGCCGCTGCAGCCACCCCCGCACCCGATTGCGAACCTGGGCGACGCGGGCGAGCAACGGCAAGGCGGTGTTACCGGCTAATGATGTACGGGCGAATGATATTGTTAGCCGCGAACATTATTGCTCCGCGGTCTCGCTGGGCGCGCGCTGGCGCCGGCCGACATGCGACGGCATATCAATCGACACTGGTGCCTCGGTCGCTGGCGGTTCGGTCGGCCCCCGAGGAGGTTCGCCCGGCGCCCCCGGTTGTGGCGGGACCGGCGCGTCAACGGGCCCGTAAGCGCCGAATTTCGCCCAATATGCGAGCTGCTCGTCATCCTCCGGGCTTTCGGCCTCGAAGGTGTCGCCGGCGGCGAGCTCGTGCCCTTTCCAATGGAACGGATAGAGCGCTTTGAGCTGCATCGTCCTCACTCCTCGGCGTAGGAGTACACCACTGCAACATCATGCCGGCGCGCCCAGGTGTGCCGCATCCTGATGCGCATAAAGACCATGTCGTTCTGAAACGCCGAATAAAGGCCGATGTCATCGGCGGCCCCGGCGTGCTGCCCCGGCGGCGTCGTCAAGACGGGTGCGGGCAACTCTGGCGTTGCCGCCATGATCGAGGCGTGTTCCGACGCGTCGATCATCGGCAGCATGTCCTCGGCCCAGATCAGTTGCGAGGCGTCGATCAGCGCATAGGCAGTCGTCGTCGCATTGCCGCCAATTCCTCCGATCGCGGGCCAGTTAGCGGCGCCGATCGGAATATTCGTCGTGTCGATGATCGGATAGCCGAGCAATGTGCCAGCGTCGATCTCGGCCTTGAAAGCAAAGATCTCCTGATTGGTCCGCAGCAAGCGCAGAAATTCTTTGGTCCGCGCATTGAAGATCCAGACCGGTGCCAGCATCGGCACGTTTTGCATGCGCAGCCCGAGGATCATGCTTTTGAGCGCCTCGGTGACATCGGTCACCCCGCCGACCGGCGGCGTCGCGGTCGGGTCATACACCGGGAGATAGCCGGCAGGCACGAAGCGACTTCCCGCCGGCGGGGCGGCGGGCACCAGAATGCCAGCCGGCCCGGCGGTCGGCCCTGCAGTCGAAAAAAACACCGTATCGATGGTACGCGCGGTCCCTTGCAGCATATCGTCGCGGATCAATTGCTCGACCCCTGGCGAGGAGCGATGCAACAGCTCGTTGGTCGTCGGCACGATGACGGCGAGCTTTGACGGCGTGAGCTGCAATTGCCCGAAATTCAGTCGCTCGACGCGGATCGACCCACCCTCGCCGACATAACCGCCCGCGACCCCGCCGGTCTGCCGCGGGATCAACAGGGTCCCCGCGGCGTCGAATTCGAGCCGTCGCATGTTCGGCATGCGGGCGACGATCAGCAATGGCCGCAGCATCTCGATGAACTCCTCGCCGAGATGCTCGATGAGCACTAGAAAGCCGCCCCCGGTCCCATCAAGCGGCGCTGCAGGGTTGATTGCGCCAGGGCCGCCGGTCATCGGCGGTGTCCCCGCCCGCCCGTGCCACGAGAAATGCCGGATGATCTCGCTGAGCTCCTCGTCACCCCAGCGATGCAAGGCGTAATCAGCGGCGTCGCGTTGCCCTGCGACACAGATTGCGATCGCCCAGCGTGTGAAATCTGCGCCTTTGTAATCGTTGGAGCGGGCGACCGGCCGTTGATAGCCCATGGCCGACATCGCGGGGATACGCGCAGCACCGCCACTGTGCGGCACGAGCGACGTCCCCGGCCTTTCCCCGGGGATCGAGGAGCGCACGGGTTGCGCTTGGCGCGCGAGCAGACTTTCGGCCGCCTGCCAGCGGTCGATCTGGCGGTCGAGGCCTTCGATGCGCTCGCGCAGCACGTCGAGGGCGTCGCTTTCGGTTTGGTCGAGGTCGCGGCCCTCGTCGAGCGAGGGCTGAATGGCCGCCTCGAAATTGGCGACCAGGTGGCCGCGCTCGGCATGCAATGCCGAGAGGCGTGACGATAGGCTGTTCATAAAAACGGTCCCTATTCTGCGCAAGGGACCCGATGCACCGGGCAGTTTAGGCCGGGGAGCGCCCGGCCTTGAGCCGCGCCAGCGTCTCCGTTGCCTGGTTTCGCCGCTCAAACTTCGGGGCAGAGGCAACGGGTTCGCTAGGGCGGTATTCGGAAAACACGCGGCGCAGAAACGCCGGGTGCGGGTCGATCGAGCGGGCGAGCTGCACCGCGTCCGGGTTCGCCGGCACGGTCACAAGGCTCAGCTCCATCAGTTGCGAGCGCATAAAGCGGTAGCCGATCCAGTGCTGATCGGCGTCGAGGCGGTCCTCGATCTCGATCGGGATAAATCCGACCGAGACGGCGCGCAGCGCCTTGAGCTTCACCAGGCGAAAGAGCTTGTCGACAAAGGAGTCGACCCCCTCGGGCAGAAACTCGACGCGTGCATGTGTCTCAGTCATCTGGGCATTGGCGGCGAACTCGCGCACCGAGCCGATCGGCGTCTGCCAGGACTGGTGCCCCCACAAAAAGACCGGGTTGCGCCAGAAATCATCGAGATCCCAGGACTGCTCGATGATGTCCCCGTAACGGTCCTCGCGATTGGTCGAGGCGATGAACCGCCCGGAGCGGTCTTCGGTGACCGTGAGCTCGGCCTGCTTGATGACAAAGTCGGGTCGGCAGGATTTCACGGCTTCCTCCTCCATGCGCTCGAAATAGTGGTCGAGCATGGCGCGCGCGCGGTCGAGCACGTCTTGCGGGGCATCGGTCTGCGGCAGTCGCGACGCCGCCGCCCGTAGACCCGGCGGCGAGGCCTTCAACTCGCCGGAGCGGACATGCGCAAACGGCAGTTTGTAGGAACCGCGCAACTCGGGC